ATGGTCGCAAAGTATGGTCACAATTGAACCAAGAGTTCAATGCATTCTCTATACTACCAAAGAAACCGTGGGATAGAAGCGGATGGCGCGTTATCACTGGCAGACCAAATGCTGGTGCAATTACTGGAAGCGGAGTTGCAGAGAACGCAACACTACCTGAAACAATCAAACCTACATTCCAACATGTAGCAGCAAAACCAAAGACTATCGCACACACATTCGATATGTCTGAAACTGCAATCTTCCTTGCTGACAAAGATGACGGAATGGGAGACATACGCTCTGTAATGAAAGAGGAAATGGGTAAACATCACGCTGAGGTAATCAACAAAATGATGTGTACTGACGTAGATACAGTCGCAGGTAACAACTTCGAGTCTCTTGACCGAGTTACTTCCGGTTTCCAAAACAGTGCAAACGCAACAACTGGACTAAGTGCAGCATCAGGACACGTTAGCGCAGATGGGGATATGGATATGTACAGTATTGACAGGAGTGCAAACTCATGGTCAAACGCAGAAATGAGTGTTAACGCTTCTAGCGGTACACCTACTGACAGAACACTATCTCTAGACTTACTAGATGAGATGTTCCAAAAGATGTGGATTCGTGGTGGAAACCCGAAAGTTATGCTAACTGGATACGATACTCTAATGAGAATCCAGCAACTTCTACAATCACAACAGAGATTCATGGAAGAGAAGAGAGTTACCCCTACCTACAACGGTGTAAAGGGTGTACCCGGAATCGAGGCTGGTTTCATCGTAGCAACATACAACGGTGTACCAATCATCCCAACAAAGAACATGGCACCTGATACACTATCAAGAATCTACTACTTAGATACAGACTACTTGCACTTTAGTACAGCAATTCCAACACAATACTTTGAGAGTGGTATCGAAACTGGTGACCCATTCGCAATTAACAGACTAGGCCAAGAAGGACTATACCGTACCATGGGAGAACTATGGACCACTTTCTTCGGAGCACAAGGGAGCGTAAGAGACCTTAAGTGAGGTTGTCTTGGAGATAATATAAACGGAGGAAAAAGATATGGCAGATACATTGACATTAGGCGGAACGGCAACAGCAACACTAGTAGGTGCATGGGAACTTAGAGCAGGTTCTCACAGCACTACTGAGTGGTTAGATGGTGCAGCAGACACATCATATCCGGGCGGTGGTCCGGGTACATTCAGCGCAGTAAACAGCGATGGAGCAAACGGATACGACCCAGCACCAAAAATGGCATTGATTACCTTTACAGGTGGCGCAGATAACGAAACAATCATCCTTAGTGGTGGAATAAGCAGCATTTTGACTGTATTCATCCAAGAGAATGACGCAGCACCAGTAAATGATGCACACGCAAGCAACAACATGGCTCTTGATATTTCAAGAAACGGTTTGACTCTTACACTACACGTAGTGGGTGGAGCAGCAGACGTTGTTGGCGACATCATGGTAATGTACAACTGAGGTGGTTTTACTGCCGACAGTTACATACATTGGTAATCTCTACATGAGACCTAATGCAGACACTTCTATGGGTGACTGGACTAGGGGTCGAGTAGTAGAGGTTACACAAGATTGGTTAGATGCTAATAAAAGGCAACTAAAACCATCATTGTTTGTAATAGAAGGCGCGGCATACGATTTACTAAACGACGGAATACCTGATAGTGGCTGGGTAAAAGCAGACATTGCTTCATGGTTAAGAGATAAGGGTATGGAAGTATCTAATGGATACAAAACAAAGTCCTCATTGCTTGCAATGGTGGAAGATGTCTTAAGCCCAGCCCCTGTCGAAGAAGTCATAGTCGAAGCCGCTCCTGAAATTGTAGAAGAAATTGTAGTCGAAGAGACTCCAGTAGAAGAAGCAATTGAAGAAGCAGTAGAAACAGAAATAACGGAGGAATAAGAAAATGGCATTAATAGCAAGCACAATAGACGCGAGACCAACAGTATTTGGAAATAAAGCAGTAGTAACAGGTAGTTTAACTTCTACTGGTGTAACTAGTGGGCACATTGACCTTTCAGGTTTACTAGCAAACATAGACACCTTCGTAATAAACGGTTCAGGTTCTACTGCACGTGATGCACCCGGTTCAGGAATAGATGGTACTTTAGTTTACTTAGAGAGTACAGTCAGTGGCGCTGCTTACCAATTTACGGCGATAGGAAACCGCTCTTGAGGCGGTGACCTAGATGGTTAAAGCAATACAAGTAATTGGACCTTACAGCCCTAGAGACTTCTCAGGTGCAGGTAATGACGGTGCGTTAAGCACTGCTATGACTACTGACATTGAAGCATTAACTGGTTATGCTAGTGCAAAGATAATTTCAGTAGAGCCGATTACAGTATTGGGTAATATATTCTTAGTAGTATATCAGAAAGCATGATAGAAGGTGGTGTGAGTGAATGTCAGGGTTCGAGTTACAGACGCTTGATATTGATGACATTGGCAGAGCAGCAAAACAAACAGTTCGCGCAGATATTACTTACGACGCTCATACTGTGAATACAGACTCTCCTTTGGCTGGTATTACCACTAAACAGAGGGCTAGAACCAGTGAAATTGCAGACGTGCTCGATATAGGAGCAGGTACGCGCTGTAAACACTGTGGATTGCTACACTTCTTATGGAGAGCAACTTGTGGTTCATGCGGTAAACCTATGGAGTATAACCTCGGTACACGTAATGAGGAGGCGCGACTTTAATGCCACAAGTGTTTAGTCCGGGTGAAGGAGAAACAAGACCACTCGACCCAACAGCAGTTGTCTACACCACAGCACAGAAAGTAGCCGACTTACTAGACATAGGACCGCAAGAAGCAATACTAGTTAGTTCTGATTCCGAAGCAACTGGTATATTTGTCACTGGTGCTGATTATAGAAACATCGGATTTACTGTCGGTGATACTTTATTGATTTATAGTGATGCAGACCCATTAGGATTAGAAAGAACCATCAACGGAATAACGTCAACAATTAATGGTGTTAGATTAGGTTTTGCAGATTCAATCACTCATGCTAATTTTGAAGTTGCAGATAACGCCTATGTACAGAATCAAGCCTCGTTTACCGATGGTAGAGTTAGAGGTATTACAAAAAAGAAAGTTGATGAAGTTATACTTCGTATGCAAGACCACATCGACAACAGAACTCACAATGCTTGGAGACCGTATTTGGTGCAAGCAGAATACATTAACTTCGATACATACAAACCGTATAGACGTAGATACTATACTGATTACGTAGGTACTAGTCCTTTGTTGTTTAGAAATGTGCAACAAGTCTTGAGACTAGAACTATGGCAAGGAGATGATTATAGAGAAATTGCTGCTGCCGAGGCTAGAATAAAGTTACCCGATGATGTAAGAGCCTTAACAGGCTCAATAGTCATTTCACCCGGCAATGGAAGCGCATCTTTGTTGACAATCGGCACTGGTACTGCGAATTGGCGTGCTGATTTTGATAAAGTAACAACTGCGCAGAATCTTGCAGACTTAATCAATAAAGAAGATAGAGTAGGTAAAACCGATGTTGTCTTTTCTCCTAACTTTACATTAGAAGGTAGCACTAGTAACGTGGCAGTACATAATGAGTTTCTCGCTACTGCTAATTCTGACTATGGTACAGGTATTGTAAAGATTAGTAGTATGAGACAGACTACTGCTGGTGAATCGTGTAGTATCGTAGTTACTGATAGTAATATAGAATTGAGTCAAACTGCTGGCTCAGTTGCAACTTTCAGTAGTTTGAGTAGCACTACAATAAACACTACATCAACCATAGGTAAAGACAGTGTAACAGCATTTGGTAGTCTAGTCGGAGGTACTGGGTACTCTAGCGCATCAAATGTGAGTACAAGCGGCGGTAGTGGTAGTGGACTCACTGTCAATACGACAGCAAATGGTGGGGTTATTGAATCGGTTACTATCGAATCCCCCGGAGAAGGATACTCAGTTAACGACCTTATTACTATAACTGGTAGTAATAGTAGTGCTCAGTTTATTATTACGTCAATTTCCCAAGGCGCGTTTGCCGATGCGGGTGTTGTGGTTGATGAGAACGGAAAGGTCTTTTCATACACAGGTAAGACTTCAACATCATTTACTGGTTGTACCATAGTTGTAGGCTCTGCTCTTTCTGATATTACTGGCACTTTAACCCAACAGCGACTACGAGTCGATTTACAGGGCGGAAGTGCGAGTGGTGACCAAGGTAGATTACGAGATTGGTGGATAGACCATGAAATGGGTATTATCTACTTCAATAATTCATACCCTTTCTTTGAGTGGAATGCGATTAAGACATCTTACATATATGGTGAGAGATACGTAGACAAAGCAATAGAGGATATTTGTACAAAAATGGTTGCTATCGATTTACTAATGAGTGATGACCGAAGTGTATTGATACCCGAAGGAACACAAAACGTAGACCTAGCGTCTAAGATTCAACTCTATAAAATGGATATAGAAAAGACATTCCCGCGTTACATAGAGGTGGTAGCCTTTGAGTGATACACAGAAAATAGTTTACGAAGAATGGAAAGAAGCCATAACTTTAGAACTAAGCAAAAAAGAATACCAAGCAGATTTACAGAAGGCTATTACGGAAGGACCGTCTGAATATCGTAAGGCTGTCGAGCGCTCAGAAAGAGAGTTAGAGCCGGAAGAAATGACAGTTGAACAAGAAAAAGCGTTGAAAGATAGAGTCAATAGACGCATGATGACTGAATCGCCGGGACTGATGGAACACAAAGTCAAAAACGATGGCGGTAAGTTAGTACCTGATTTCAAAGCCCATGAGCGTGAAAAGCGTAAGAAGGAGTTTGCGAAATGGTAGCAACATTCGATGAAGGTATTGACGTAGTACTAGGTGTACTAAAGAATAATTGGAATAGAGCCAATACTAATAATTTCAAGCCCGTTATTATCGATGTAGCAGACGAGACACCTGAGCGTGGAAAAAGACTTGACCTTGATAGAACGGATTATGTGATGGTCTTTGAAACGGCACATAACGAAGAGTTACCTGAAATGCTGTATGATTTCGTCACTACACGTATCAACATTACAGTAGATATGCGTACTACTAGAAGTAGAGACCAACTAAAAAAGATGGAGAACGAATTAAGAAGATGCGTACATCTTAAAAGAAAAGGTGATGGTGTCAATTTTGATAGACTTGTGTACAAAACACGTACCGATTTATCAGATAGAAGCAAAAAACTGTATAGAATGACCTTTCAGATAGAAGTTGTTATCTTTGCAGAGTTAATCCCATGAGGTGAGAGAGAGCCATGCCGTCGACAGTATACAAGGGTGATTTGTCCGAGATTACATTCGGACACGAAACTGGAGTGAGATTAGAACACGGATACGCAAGCGCTTTTACATTTACAGCGTCTTTTGAAACTGACGCTAATGCCGCTAACGCACCGCATCAAGATTTAGTAAAAGACACTAGTGTAATCGTATTAAGTGGTGGTAGTGCTAATACCCCTGTAAACGCTGGAATATTAGAATATCCAAATGGTATGCTAGTCGGTAGCAAAGTTATATTCACAATAGCATCTTCTAGTCCTAATTGGGACACACAAGATGATTATGCTGTATCGGGTAGAATGTATACTATAATCAAACAAGAAGTTTGTAATGATGCTAATAATGACAATGATGGTAAAACTGAGATTACGGTAACACCTGCATTAAAGACAAATCACACAGCAGCAGACCAAGCATCAAAGGCTAATGATGTAATGACTATCTTACCTTTTACTACACCCGCAATTGATGTAGGTATGGAACACGCCGATGCTGCAAACGCATCTGCTGAGAGCGTATTGACTGACCAATTCGTTGGACTGGTAAGCACTGTCGCACTTCCTGAGACTAAAGTAGACCTCAAGAGATACCACGTTGTTGGACTTGGTAGAGATATAGCGGTTCAAGTGCCGGGCAGATTTACTAACGTTGGTGGCTCATTTGAGTGTAACATACACAATGGTCGATGGTTCTATTATTGTCTAGGGCACGAAGTTGTAAGCGCACCGGAAGTTAGACAAGATGGGCATACTAATGATACATTTTCTTTATCTTCTGCCGTTTATTCAGGAGATTCTTACATAGCATTTGATAGTAGTGGTAGCACTAATCCAGCAATCGGTGGGACAGATATAGGCGTAGGCGACTACATTTTCTTACTCGGTGGTGACAATACAGAAGGTGTTGACAAAGTAGATGTGCAGAGTTACAGAGACACAAATGTAAATGCGGAAGTTTTTACAAACGCTACTTGCGTTACTACTGACACAGATGCTAGTATTACAATAGATAGTACTGCTAAGTTGATTGTCGGAATGTCTGTTTCCGGTACTGGTATACCTACTGGCGCTACTGTATCTAGTGTGACTAATGCAACTAGTTTTGAGTTAAGCGCAAATGCTACTGCCTCTAACAACCCTATCACTCTAACTTTTGACCCAAGAGATATTTCTGCATGGCCGAATGTAAACGCTACACAGATAATTGACAAGGCTATGAAAGAAGAAGCAAGAAGAATAGTAGCCATTACTGTAACTGGTGGTGCTGGTAAAGTTTGGCTAGACGACCCTCTACAATTTTCGTATGAAGATAATACAGTAGTAGAGTTTGCTAGATATGCAGCAGATGATAGCAACGGCAGTCCACATAGAAACACGACCACAGGGGCAATCACTAAACCAGTCAGTCATTTGTTCTTCTCTCGTACAACTGTGCCTTCTTTTGCTATGGAAGTCAGTGTTAGAAGAAGAGACATAGACAGTAACGATGGTACTACCGATGGTGGTACAGGAGATTCAAAACAACTAACACGTGTCTTTAGAGGCTGTAAAGTTAAAGATTTCACACTTACCACAGATACAGACGCTGCTCTAAGATTGACAGCAAACTTTGACTCAGCATTGTGTTATACAGATACTGGTAGATTAGAAACAAGTAACAAGGGAGATAGATACAATACGCACAGACTCTTTGAAGATACTGCTAATACAGAAGTGAAGAGAAAAATATCGGGTATAGGTAAAGGTACACAGAAACCATTCATGTTCTACAACGGTTCTATATCTATGCTAGGTACAACACTGGGTCAAGTTGTTTCATTCACGTTAAACGGTAAGACTGGTGTAGAGCAGTACTATACTATTGGTGCGGCTAACATAGCAAACAGTGCTACCGACCAAGTTCCATTCGCTGGCACTCGTAATCCCACACTAGCAGTAGAGGGTAAAACAGAGTATGACCTTGAGATGGAGATAATCGTAGACGACCCGTTGTTCTATCACAATATGCGTAGAGCAGTGGAAAACTTTGATGAGACAGATGAGACTGCACAAACTGATTCAGACATGATACGCTTGTCATTTACAAAACAAGTATCTAGTGGTACAGCAGAATCCATTGACATACTAATGGATGACTACTACATTGTTGAAGCACCATTGCCTGTGCCTGAGGATAAAGGACCACTAATGGCTAAACTAAAGATTCTACCTAAATCAGTCAAGGTTATTGCTGTCGATACAGTCATACATGCTTGAGGTGAAATAGTGTTACCAACTGCTGTAAAAAGAGTTCAATTCTACTCTCGTAATTCTCACGAAAAGTATGTTTATTGGTTAATCGATAGTGTCGATATACCTTACAACGAAGAGTTGTTCAAAACTAATTCTAGAAACGTAGTAGACTCTATGGTTCTAAGAATGATTAACGAAGGTAAGACAATTACCGAAGAAACTGTGTTTGAGCCGATTGCTAGAGAGATAGAAGACACGCCTGTTGAAACAATCATTGAGAAAATAGAGGAAGAAGAACCTTCATGGGTAGAGGCTGCTAGGGGCGCAATAAGCGAAGTAGTAGAAGACGTAGTAGAAGAGATACAAGAGAAGGTGGAAGAAGTTGTTGAAGTTGTTGAAAACGCTATCGAAGATACAGTGGGAATTGTTATTGAAAGACCTGTCAAAAATAATACTAAAGATGATGAAGAAATGATGATAGTCCCCGAAGTTGATAATCCGTTTGGTGGGGAAATTGATTACAACTCTTTCACCGTAAGAGAACTCCAAAAAGAATGTAAAGCACGCGGAATCACTATTCGCGGTACTAAATCTGAGGTAGTGTTAAGGCTACGACACGATGACGCAGGTATTGTCGAGCAACCGACACAAGGTGTAACAGAAGCCCATTCGCAAGAGTCTGCTGATGTAACACCGGATGCCCCCTCGCAAGAGGCTGCAACCGAGGAAGTGACAACAGATGACGATAGTGGACAAACAGAACTTACTAGCGAAGAAGAATGAACAGCGACACGAAATCCGTGTAGACAAAGAAAATCCTGATTTAATGATGGAAGTATGGATTAGAGAATTAACTTTCTTTGATGTACAACAAGCAGCACAAAGTATGTTTCAGATGGATGGTGATGATATATCGCTGAATCTTGAAGGATACTGGCGTTACGCATTTTCAAACTGGGTTGTAAGAACGAACCCTGACCTTACCGTAGACGACATGATGAACCTAAATGCATATGTCGGTCAACAAATAGCCTCTCTATTACCAAAGCCCGATGAACTGGCGGAGGCAATGCAGGGGGGTTTTACGAAAGCGAACAACTGAGAGTTCGGCAATTTCTAAAGAAAAAGGTAATTAAAAACCCTAGCGATTTAGAGATGCAGATGCAGTTGTTCGCATACATCGTGGCGAAACATTACAACATATCACTACATGAGGTTTATCAGATGAGCGAGGCGGTATTCAAACAATCCCTATCTTGGGCGCTTGCTATTAATGAAGAAGAGCGTCTTGCGGAGAAAAAACAAAACCTAGAAAATAATACAGAAAGTAGTGATGTAGTAGATTTTGATTATTCATTTTTAGAGAGGGAAGATTAGTATGGCGTTAGGTGCATTACTCAACTCTTTAGCCAGCGTATCTAGTAGTCTTAGTGTCATAGGTAGTACAATGAGTACACTCGGTAGTGTAGCCAGCAGTATAGGTAAGGCACTCGGTAAAGCATTTACGGCTGCTGGTAAAGTAGCGCGAAAAGTATTTGATGGGATTAAAGAAGCCTTTGAGCCTTTGACAACTGCAATAGTAACTATATGGAACGCTACCGTTATGCCGATATGGAATCTAATGAAAGAGGGGATGATGTTTTGGGTTAACATATTCAAAGGTGAGTGGGGCAAAGCCCTAGATAATGTCAAAACTATATGGAATGGTACTTTTGGTAAACTATGGTCGGGACTAAAAGCAGGTGCTACCTTAGCCTTTAACGGAATCAAAACTATTTCAAAACTTATTTTTAGTGGTATGGGTACTATATTTGATGCTACTATTGGAAAAGCATTTGATGGACTAAAAACAGCAGCGTTAAGTGTATTTGATACAATAGGTAGTGCTTGGGATACTGTTACAAACGTTATGACGGCAGTATATGATAAAACATTAGGCAGGGTCTTTGATAAAATTGGTGGCGCTTTGAAAGGGGTGTTTAATTTTGGTAAATCAATAGTTGGCGGTGTCAAAGATTTAGGAAGTAGCGCTATAAATGCTGTCACTGGTGGCGGTGGAGGTGGAGATTCACCTAGTGGTGGCGGAGGCCACACTTTCAATATGACATTCAATTTAAGTGGGCTTACTGACCGTACTGATAAAAGAGAATTGGCTAGAGAAATTAGCGACTTAGTACAACAAGAAATGTCACGCAGCATCGGTGGTGTAGGAAGAGGTAGGTGATTGAATGGCTGGGGGCATTCCGATTAGACTAATACAAGAAAACGGTAATACCATTGAATTAGATGCTACAACTATGGTTCTTAGTACTAGCCGTAAAGTCGGAGGGTCTTCTTTGCCTTTTACTGGAAGTAAACGTATAGGAATGGACTTAAACATAAACAAAGCCATGATAAATATTCAAGGTATTATCGCAGATGATAGAGAGGGTACAAAAAGTACAGCATACAGTGGTACGATTAATTTTGGTACTACAAAAAGTGGCCTTCAATTCACCACAACAAAAAATCTAGAAAAATTATATACGCATACTGGTGTTATAAAATTACAGACTTTTGATACAGCAGTAAGCGCTGATGAAAAAGAGATTCGTTTTACAAACGTTGCTTCTAGAACCGATGGTGGTAACACAAGCGATACGACTCAATATGATGCTAATGCCGGAACAGGGGGCACACCGACTATTTTAGTAAATGCAAGTAATGCTACTTCTGTACAACTGGCAACTGCTGTCAGAGATTACATAAACGCACAATACTCTTCTGACTTCACTGCTACATTACAAGAGGGCGTGAACTACAATAATGAATCGCTTAATTGTATAGTAAACATTGCAATGACTAGTTTAGGTAAAAATAGCGGCATGGGCATAAGCACGCCTGACTTCACCCATGGTAAGAAGCCAGCACTAGAACCATCGGTTACTAAGTTTGCTGGAGGGACAGACGGCGGAAAGAAATCTGCTGGTGACAAAACTATGGATTTATACGGTATAATCAACAACAGTAAGAGAAGAGGTCGAGTGAGCGATTTTATTAACAATTCACTGTTAAGAAACGGTAGAGCGCAAGAACTTAAAGATTACATTGTTGGTATACAGATACCGTATAATTCTACTTTGAAAGCAACTGGTGGTGACCAATACGTTGCAAGAAACTTTTTCATGCCTACTGGTAACTACGATGGACTAGACAAAACATCGGAAGGAAATAATTTACCAGCCAGTGTAGATTTTTCTATGAAAGAAGAAACTACTGGTATACAAGGGTCAGTGCAAAAGTTTGATATCACATACGATGCTGGAGAATCGGTTTACAATTTTAATATGATATTCGCACCGATAGATAATTTGATTCTATCTTAGATAACTTGGGGGAAGACAATTGACAGTAATTAGCCGTAAGACTCATGGTTTCTTTTTCAATGGTATTACTGACAGTATCATAGTGCCCGAAGGTGACTTTAGCGAATTAGGACACAGAACCACAAGAGGGACTGACGATGTGCGAGTTATCCTATCTGAGAATGCGCCATTATCTACACGTGACAGTGTAGCAACATCAGGTATTTTCAATAAGTATCTAACAATAGAAGCGTGGGTAATGCCTGATTGTGGCGGTACAATAATAGAGAAAGAAGGTCAATACAAACTTTCACTCGGTAATATAGACACACCCGGTCCAGCAACTTTTGAGGTATTTATGGAAGGTAGAGGTATTGAAGAAAGATACTATCTAACCACAGCAACCTTAGCAACAGATAGATACGAAGGTACTGTATATCCACATATTGAATATCAAGGTTTACAAGATTCTTACAATAGATTTGTCGGAAGTAGAGACGATGCGACAGAACTAAACAAAAACCATAGACCTTTGATTCATGTAATAGCGACTGTAAGAACCACAGCCATAGAACTATACATTAACGGGGAGTTAGTTGTAAGACAATCTATCAAAGACAGAGATTTAGCGCTAAAGCCTTCTACCAAGCAAACATACATTGGAGGTAAAGGTGGTAAGTTTAGAGGTACGATGGAAGGCATTCATCTTAATGCGTCATTCAAGACTTCAATGATAGAAGGTAACTCCCCGTTATCGGATAGTGACACTTTACTTCTATACAGATTTGAAGAGCCTATCGCTCCTATTGAAACAGTATATACGTTTTCTTCGATTGCAAATAATAGCACGCAGATAGACGGACAAAATGTAACTGTGTCACAAATCAGTATGAGTACAACCGATGCTATTGATTTAGCCAAAAAACTCACTGGTCTGTCTAGTGTGTCAGGTAACTATGTGTTTTGTAAAGATGTAACAGGAGTACATAATTATTCAAGTGGAGATTACAAAGTATTAGATTCTTTATCGGGTACTCTTGTTGAACATTCTGTTTCACATACACCATATAACCTTCTAATCAATCCTGATGGAATTGACCCCGATACAAAAGCACCAAACAACAAACCGCCTGAAAGAGTACGTTTGCTTAGTATTAATGTCGGTACAGGCAGTATGCTAGTATCTAGTATTCATCTTGATTTTGCTACATCTGTAAACGGTTTGCGTAGCGCATTGCACACTAGAACCTCAGGTGTAGACAATCACTTTGTTGTGGTAAGTGCGGATATGTTGCTTGATTCTTCAACTGGTAATCCGTATCAACCTCCGCATTATGGCTCTCAGATTATAGATAGAACAGGGCAAATGATAATCGATGAGAGTGATTTTGAAAACCATGGATTTGTTTATTCTAGTGCTATTGCTACAACCACATCTGATGTAAATAATCCATTTGCGGTAGTGTGGCCTACTAGTGTAAGTGAGGATTTTCAAATAGGACATAGCGGTAGACATATTAAGAATCATGTAGAAGGACACACTTTCTTACGTATGTTACCGAAGGCTATTGATGAAATAATAGACCAGCAAGGTAACGGTAACGCAGATATTGTTGACGTGATGTATAGCGATATGCATAAAGGAATAGAAAAACAAGTTACTGTAAATAGTTTAGTAGATGTGTATAGAGATTTTAGCGATGTGGTAATAGATAACGTTGTTAGTTCTAGTACAGTAACAGTAGCATACAATTCTTACAACGGTACTGGTAGCCCACCTACTGGGAAAAGAAAGTTAATCGCCATAGGTGGTCCTGATTTTGATTACACCCCATTTGCTCTAAAAGGTCCGATACCGCAATACAACAAGTACGATGCGAATAACGACGAAACACACCACGATAGTAACATTAGAGATTATCATGTCACACCTTCTAAAGAAAGTAGAGTCGCTATACTTCACGTACCTAGATTAACAGACTTAACACCATCTCTTTCCCCATTTGTAGAAATACATTACAATGCGATTGATTTGACTGGTGCAAGTATGAGTGGTACTGTTCAACCTCTACTAATGGTAGAGAAAACTGTACCTTCGTCTGATACATTGGTAAGCGGTGCAGAGTATATTTACGATTCTATAATTCATGCAATTGGTTCAGGTATGACACTACATGCGCCCGGCGGATACATAGATGTGTATGCATCTGATTTAGGAATCGATAGTCCAGTAGTACAAGAACACGGTTTAGTAGGTGATACTTCGGAAGGATATTCTGCCGATACAGAAGTTGATGAGACGTTAACACCTGCTAATTATACTCCAAGAAATAATGCAGACTCTATACAAAACGGTACACCGCAAGCCATAATTGAATCTGTGAGTACAAGCGGTCTACATAATTCTGCATTCAATAGACTGTATCTAAACAAAATAGACCAAACTAAAACCTTGACCGATAAAGGTAGTTATTCTAGACTAGCACCTGATGTAGTGTTAGATAGTGGTTCTGCTGGGCAGTTTGATACTGGAACTGTATCTTCTTCATCGCCTATACATGAAACATACGATATAATAGACAACCATATCTTAGCAGACACGAACAATGCTGATTTCAGAATCTTCATTCAGCCTACTGACCGAAGAAGAAGTATGCAACTTGCTAATGTTAATTTGTCTACTAGATTCAATAGGGCAACTATACTTTACTTAATGAGTAGAGCAAAGGTAAGGTCAATAGAAGAAAGTGAAGGTGATGAAGGTGGCTACACTACACTAAGTTGTATAGGCGTGGGAGATAGCCTAGTATCTCGTTCAATTGATTTTACTGGTAAGGGTAGCCCTGACTCGCATATAGTCAAGGAGATAGAGCCTAATGCACCCGTTGTTACTGTTACACTTGGTGGTCCGGGTCAAGGTGCTATGGATACTAGGCCAGTATTCCAGCGCAGTATGTTAGCACACGAAGCATACTCTACACGCAGGTCGTATGCTGTATCTGCATATAGATTGAATATGAATAATAGCACTGGTGCAGGTACTTTGTATGTAAAACCCTTGAACAATGAAAGCGAAGATTTAGCGAGTTGGGGCACATATGGATTTACGCGCTATGGGAGAATCTATCTCCCTGATGGTAGTAGTGCGAAATATGATAGTAAAACTGGAGACACGTTTGTATTTAGCACAGCAACACTAGGTTCAGGTGATTATCTAACATCTGATGGTGTAGAAGTTACTACCATAAGTCAATTACTAAATCAAACTAATTTACTAAAAACTTGGGCTTCTACTGGAACTATTGATAGTTACGGTAATTTTACGATATACAATGAACCTAATTTTGGAGAAGAAAGTAAATTAGAAAACGGCACCACTGTAAACGATAGAATGCATCAATCTATGAGCGATGTGCAACATGATTACCAACTAGGTACTCAGTATGCTAGTACTAGAGCAGTTGCAGAAATACCCTTTTTCTCTAAACAATTTTTTGACCCGTCTGTTGGTCCTGATAACGCATTTAAGATTCATGTAGACGCTACACATACTGCGCACACGTACAATCCTAGTCCTGTTGGGCGAAGAATGGTAGACACTGTACCAGCAGATAGAGAAGCGCAATCTGCTTATTCAATAGCGTTAGCAAATAGAGAATACGTTAATTCAACTACTTTGAATAGTTATGACGCTACAAACAAAAGATTGCATGTAGCAGATATTAGTATTTTTTCCGATGCACATACGGATACAGATACGTATAGAGGTATACAAAATACTAACAGATATAGAAAAGTCTACTTAGATAATGGAGAATGGTGTTTTTACAGTAGCACTAGTAGTGGTTATTTAACATTAACAACATTTAGTAGCGGGGCATTCTTTGATGAATTAGTACACGGTACAGCATTATACTTAGGCGGGGCTACTTTTGAAGAAGGTATTAGTTTAGCATCTGATGATTTTACACCATCGTCTGATTATGAAGATAGAGATGAATATTACTACGATGCTGCTAGTGTTAAGACACAAGGTGGAAATGTAGATTATGGATTAAGGCAATACGTTAGTGCAGTAGAGTTCAAGGCTGGGCCTGAAAGTAATCCACATGCTGCAAGAATAGAAAGTAAACGTGCTACTGGTACTGTATTAGGAACTACGAAATTAAACTTAGGTAGTCCTGAGATTGCCACAATTGTAACATTAAGCGCTAATGACTTTGCTAAGTTTCCCAATTTAGGATACGATGAATTAGCAAACGCACCTTCATCGGTTGGTGATTTAGGCTATGAAGTACAATATGATGAAGAAGGTGTTATACATAAATATCAATATCACGGTAATCTAAAAAGTATCAATATTTCATTCTTAAGTTTAGATTATACAGTTCCCGAAAATGCTATTGTGTTAGTTCATCAAACATCTCAAACCCATCTAAATAGTTCTTTACATTATCCAACAGATATACCTAATGGGGCTAAATTAACATTAGCAAGACGTTGTAGTAGTACACTGGGTACAGGCGCTGTTCTTACTACTACATCAAGAGGTAATGAACGATACCGTGAATTAAAAAATAATTTGAATATTGATACTAATATTACAATTACAACAAATGCGGCAGATACTAGTGACCCATACACGATTGAAATTACTAATGAAGCAGGTAAAAACGTAAATAACTTACACGGTATAAACGTGAAGAAAGATGATGTATTATACTATTATGAAGTGGATACAGAAATACGCAGAATAGGAGTAGTTACTAAAGTAACTGAGGCTGATTCTAATAATAAACAAACTATCACTTTTGCAGTAGGTACACCTGCAATACCCGCAGGTTCAAAGTTGGCTGTTTGGGCCGGAGATTACGAAGATAAAGACGCTATATTAAATGCTACATGGTTAAACCCATACGCACAGGGTGGGTTACGCAACGGTGACACCGTATGGGCTAATATGTCATACAATAACCCTCATGCGGTTGAGGGGTTATTTGCTAAGAGCAGAGGTGTGCTAAACGAATCACAAGTGTGGAGTGAGTTTAATGGAGGTACTGGAGTACTAGACACAACTAACCCAAGAGATAGTATTCCTCTAGAGAACTTCTTGATTGGTAATACTTGTCTAGAAACTGCAAGAAACTATGTACAACACGTAAACAGAACAGTTGAAGAGAACTATCTAGCGCTTGGACTTACATCAGCACAAGCACCTGTTGTAGCCTATATCGACCCTTATTTGTCTACCGATGAACACGCACGTGTATTGTTATACGATGTTGCACACGACAAAGAGTTCATTGCATTTCAAGATATACACATGCAAGTACAGACTAGTTCACAGGCTACACAAATAGGTTGGCCTAAAGAAGCGGTGGTAGAAAGTAGCGATACAAGTAGAACAGAATTACACAAAGTCAACGTTGCATACAATGGTGCTGGTCCAAGTCCGTGGACTACACAAATAGATGTTACAAATGGTTTCTTATCTCAGAACCCATACATACGAAGTACACAACAATCTAAGTTTATCGAGAGCGCTTACGCACATGATTTAGCAAATAGACACACTAGTGATTTAATTGATAGCAGTACCGTTGCTAGTTTGACTACTGCTTTACCGATAGATGGAAGACTCACAACAGGCGCTAGGTTGTATGGTAAGGCACACGGTCATCATGTGCATACTGGATATTCTTATGGCGGAACAACCAGTGGACTTTCAACAGGATACAGTTTAACGCCTAGAACTAACGATAGTGTTGCTTTGTATAAAATTGCAAATCCGTATCACTCTTTTACAAGAATACCTATTGACCAGTCTGATAGTTTTACTAGCGCTTTGATAAAACACAGAGAAGGTACTAGTACAGGACATACTCTAAGAGACCCTTCTACATTCTTTGATACACCTGATGGTACTAGAGTTATACCAGCATTCCTGTGTCTAAAGGGTATTAGAAGTTCATCTTTAGATTTGGCTAATCATACTGAGAGTAGGTTACAACATCTACCGCAGTGGAAAGATATGGACTTCGTTAGACGTTTAACATTAGATTTAGGTGAGATTAGTCAAAAAGATGGGGTTGTGGATACATTGTCTGCAACAGAAGAGGCTGTTAGATTAATCAATCAACACGCTGCACTAAACGGTAGATTGCTAACTGGTTCAGCACACGACCCTTCACCGTTTTGGAATGTAGATAACGGAGACAAGGGTACACACATGGGGTACATACGCGCTCACATAGGTAGAGAGGTGCAAGACCTAAATGGGGATACAGGATATACTATTGTTATACACAGTACAGTGCCGGGTGCAAGCGGTAGAAACTTTTGTGTGTGGTTGGATAATAGTAAAGGGCAGAGTGTCTATCAACCACAATTCTTAGTAGGACACGGTGGAAGATGGCGTAACTTTTGGGCGTTACCTGACGAAAGAGAGGGTGAAAATATGCACCCAGCGCCTATGCCATTAAACAAACATGGTAGACCGTTTGCCCCGATTACCACACTACAACAATACGTTACATCGGTAGAAAGCGGCGAAGATGTAGCAAGTGTTGCTGAGTTTGAAGATAGTAGTGTATTGAGAGCAGTGTCTGATTCTATAAGTGGTAAGAGTCATAACACAATAAACACAGAATCTTTAGACATTAAAGGTTCATCATCTTCATTAGTCAAGGGTTTAAGAGTTGGTAAAAAGGCTATCTCAAGAATAAACTTTGGTGGATTAGTGGCAAGTGGTGTACCCGGATTTGCGCCCGATGCTGGAACTTGGGGCTTTGGTAAAATTGGTGATGATAAGTTCAATAAAAGATACGGCTCATCTGATGTTACCGCATATTCTAGTCATGTACCTACCACTAATGTAGAATCCGATGCAGTAGGTAACGGAGATTTATACGGGTTTAGATTAGAAGATAACGTTGGTAATAACGTAGGTGTAAGATATATTTATCGAAAAGCGGGTGAATCGTTTGCTAATCAAAATACTGTTTTACCAAATACATTAGAAGAAGAAGTTTGCATTTTCTTTGACGATAGAGATGTAGGTCAAGGCGGATTTACCATAGGTAAACACATGCATGGTAGTGGCGATGCTACTGGTAGACTGAAAGCAAAAGGCACTGTAACTGAAACTGCTAAAGATTGGAGAGGTGCAAGATGGAGAGGCGTTAGTACACCGAATGCCGTGGCTCATGTGAGTGCATCGGAAGATTTGAGCGCTAACACATTAACCATAACATTCGACCAAGAGCCTTTCAACGGCGCTGTATTGGAAAGCAATAATACTAGTAATACAAAAGGGGACTTACTAGGATATTTAGGATTTCCAAAAGAAAACGGTATAATACAGATTACAGATTATGATGCGACAGGAACTAGCGGTGTAGCATTAGATGTAGGAATTACTGTATCGTATGAAAGAAGAGAAGGTAATGTCTTTATTGGTTGTAGTGGTTTAATTACAATACCTGCTGAGATTCTTATTTCACCTGTATTAAACTGGACTACCCTTGTTACTGATGAACTGATGGCTGCTGTAACTGCCGCCGCAATAAACGCAGGTAATGAGATAAATACAGAAGAAGGTCACGTATTTGATTGCAGAGAAATGTATGCAACTGATGGTCGTACATTTGGTGAATGGGGCGTGTCGCAAAACGCAATAAGAATCAAAGCGTATAATTCTCAAAGTCCAGTTACACCTCTTAATCAAAGATTCAATGCTAATTTGAAAAGAGATTTCGGTATTCAAGCGGCGCATCTTGAGTTTGGTGAATTAAGAATGAATGAGTATAGTAGTTCTGAAATATACGAGTGGGATTTTGATAGTGCTGTAACTGGTAATCATGGTAAGAGACCGATAAGTAATGCGAATATAGATGCGAGTCAAAGTATCGATTGTGGATACATACCGTTTAATCTTTTAGAAATCACAACGGTGGCTTGTGGTCCAAACGCAAACACAGCATCTCCCAATTTAGTCAATTCATCTAATGTAAAGATAGACACTACGCTATGGCGTGAAAACTTGAAGGGTGTACGTTTTACACGTTCATCGGGCGACCACATACTTCCAATGATAGATAATCCGCAAGCGCATTTCCCTGCCGATGACGGTCTTGGTAGTAGTAATCAAAGTAATTGGGGTACTGGTAGCGATAAGTTTGTTTTACTTACTAACGATATGCATTCTTTCTTAATAGCAAGTGGTACTGATGACGATAACCACACCATACAACCAGTTGGTGAAAGAAGAAAAGTATGGTTAGACAATAAAGCCTTCATACAAGTAGAAAGTAAAATCGGTAATTCAAACAATGATAGAAAGTTAAGTTTTGTAATTGATGATGCTAATTCGGATTTCCCAACATCTATGGCTGCTGCTGGAATATTACAACACCATGTAAAGAAAGAGTTCGATGGACTGCGCTCTATCGGTAGCGTATTCTCTGAACCAATAGTCTACTTCCGTGGTGGTAAGAGTAGCAAAGACCACAGTGTGCCGTTGTTCTTTGGTGGTGGATTTAGCGGTGTAACACTCGACGTAAACGATGGTACGCAGAACGACTATTCTACTTTCTACACCCATCCATATTCTACTGGACCGACTGGTGTTACTGGATTACAGAATGCAAATGAAATATCTACGAGTTACGCTATGTTAGACGGAAATGCAATGTTTGCTTTCTTCCCCGGCGCTGCGTTGTGTAATCAACATCGTGGTAGTATTACACCACCTGCATTTAATCAACAGAACATACTAGCACCTGATTTACATAAAAGAAATATATTGTATAGTAGTGGAGAAATTAAAGCAAAGCCCGTACCACTTGTATTGAGGTTTGCCCATCCAACTGCTCGCTACGAAGACCACGTAGATACTAGTGTGGAGAACAAAACTACGTACCTAATATTTGGTCCGGGTCAAGCATTCCCATTTACACAAGAAGTGACTGACGGACATAGTGGTAACGATGCTAATGCAAAAGAGCCGTTTCCGGGTAGAATTATCGTAAGCGGTAGCACATGGGCTTCTATACCATTAGACGAAACAATAGGTAATTCAAGGCATATGTTTCCGAATCAAATTGATAACGATAAGTATAATTTTATGCCACCAAGTAAGGTTTACTACGACGCTACTGCTGGTTTTCATTGGAAAGCAATGGTAAATTGGGAAAGCCCTGCTGGATACTGTTGGAAGGGTAAGTTCTCACAAAGACCTGAACACGGTAGGCACTACGGTCAACAATTCAATGACAATACACCGTATGATATTACAGGTACAGCGCAGATAGGATATGACTTAACACATATACATCCTAAGATGCATACGCCTACTATCGGATTCGGTATCGCTATGGCGGCAGATACGGTATGGCACATGGATGGTGGTTTCCATCCGGGCGGCTCATGGTTAGACAATCAAATTACATTCAATCCGCCACACGCGGGTAAATCTGCTGCTAGGGTATTGAGTAGCAATTGGGAACGTGCAAACCAAATACACCCTACTGCATTTAGAACATCGGGTGTGCTTACAGGCCGCATTCTAGATTACATAGGGAATGGTAGCGAGGCCGTAGCAACAGCAGATGCAAAGATGGAATACATAGTAGTAGATGCGACACGTTGTCAAAACGGTGAAGAACTTACTACTGTACTAGGTGCTGCAATAAACGCATTTCCCGGCGCTGGGGCACTTAAGTCTCTAGGCGGTACACATATGCCGTCTATGGGTAACGCAATGCGTCAAGATAGATATGGGTGGATACCTTTTACTAGTACTAATACTAATCATTCTACTTATGTAAACAATAGCGCAACTGGTAATTACATACAAAGTCCTTCGATTAGTTCACAAACAACGTTAGAACAATTACCAGCATCGGGTTGGATTAGATTACATCAAGCGACTAATACTAGATTTGCTTGCTATCATTCTAGAGAAGTTATAGCCGACGGTAGTGACTGGAGAGTTAGATTCTATCTCGCGCCTAATAGAATAAACGGTTTGAATAAAATAGAAGCGCCTGAGGCTTGGGATGATAAAAATAGCACTAATACATTTACTGATTCAATTGCTAATTCTTATACTCTTTATGTATGGAGCAAAGCAGGTACAATGCGTTTCAATAACGAGAATGTGTCAGCACGCGACCACATGACACAAGTTCACTTCTCAGGTATTGTAGATGCTGTTGATAGAACAAAACCAATAGGTGCAGTTGGTTGGCATGGTGAAAGATATTCTTATCTGAATAGTTTGAAAATAAGCACTACTATAACAAAGAATACCAGTTCTACAACAACTAGCGGATATGCTGCTGGGTTAGGTGCATACCATGAGATGCTTAATTTCTCACCATACGGAACTGCTGGTACAGTAATGAATGTGCATAGCAACATACCTGTTGTAGCACCTATGCAGGGTAGTCCCGAAAGCACACCTACAATTGACGGTATAGGAAACGCATTAGGTACACATTTAGTTAAATCGGGCTTTTACTCTAAGTTTAATTTACAAAGTGGAAGTAGTGATGGTTTAGGTTGGGATACTTACACTTACAACTTCAATGATACAGATGAAACGGGTAATGCTAATCAATGGGTCGCACCTACTAACTACACTACTACATTACCTAAGGAACTAACAACGCCGCAAGGAGTGTACAGTAGCGCATTCTTAGTTGTCAGTTATGAGTGTGAGAGTTCATTAATTGCAAAGTACGATAGAGATGGAATAACCGCAAACGGTGACTGGTTACAAGTCATAGGACAAGGTAGTAACCCAATCACATATGCTGGTACTACACAATGGGACGAAAGATTTCACGGACAAGATAGATTCATCGCACCTGCAAACGCTGGACCGAATGTAGAGGCTCTAATTGTAGACAATACAACAGTACCTGTTGGAGTCCCTAGTAGCGCTAATTGGGCCGATAGTATTACATCTGATTTGTTTACTACATTTACATTTACTATTTCTACTTGTGATTACAATAATGACCCTACTATTACACATGATGCAGATGATAGAATAGTTGCTGGGTTACATGTATTTGGTGCAGGTATACCTGATGGTGCTACGATAGCCAGTATAAATAGTACAACTAGTTTTGAGTTATCAGTATCTACTGCTAGTGGTATACCTGCTATAACTAACGGTACGCTGACTTTCGTTGATACAGTTTCCGCTACTAATGACCTTTCGTTAAAAAACGCAACACCGGGTCTAAACAAAACAGGTGATTTACTGTTTGACCTAGACCACTCTGTTGGTTCTGCATTACTACATACAGACGATGCAGAACGTAATACATCTGCTGATAAATATGCAGTAGCGCATAGTAGCGGATTCCCTGTCAATTATTGGATGGGTGATGTAAACGCATTACAGATGTATCAAGATTCTGCCGCAAAGAACTTCTCAGTAGAGAACATAGTGTGGAAAAGAATGGATGGTGGTAACCTCAGTATGCCAGCAATCAACGCTCGCGGTCTTGGCGCAGTGCCATGGATGACACGTGTGAAAAGTAACACCGCATACCAAACAGGTGAGAAGATATACGGTAACGTGAGATTCTCTTTTGAGACCACAAACAGCGCTATGATGCCTATACTACAAGCACAAGAGTTAGCGCACCCTGAACTTATGCGTAAGCACCCATACAAGATTGGTAACGTACTAAACATACCAAATGAAGAGATACAATTCCAAAGCATCACTGTAAGAGATGAGACAGGGCAAGTACACAAGATAGAGGGCGGCAGTCCATTGGGGACTATCATACGTGGATTCCGTATACCTGAGAACAGAGGTGTGAAGGGTAACGCACCTGCGCTTGCTAACAGTGGTAAGATACCTAACTTGAAGGTACAGTTACCTGACCCTAACAGTATACCGGGTAACATAGTTGTACGTTCAGGATTCGACCCAATACAAGCGTATCAGCATGAAACAATTGGTACAGGCGGTATGATACACCCTGACATGGGTGAGAGCCACATAGGACATCTATTCGACAACAGTGTAGCAAGCCCACGTCAAGCACCTACATATGAAAATCACAACTGGGAGCGCATTGACCCAGTAACCTTTGATTCAGAACTAGGTGCATGGAATGATAACTCTCCATTGCAGACTAGTTATGAGTTACATGACCGCACATTATTTTTCCATGTCACAAAGATGGGGCACACGCATACACACAGGTATCCAACTGTCTATACACACGAAGGTGGCGTAGAGACTGACATAGTATCTGTTACTGCATGGGATTCTAGCACTAATGTATTAACAGTAGACGCTACATTAGACCCACAAGTGTTCGATGCTGGATTTGGTACTAAAGAAGATACTCGAAAGTTCCTACGTGTGTACAACCCAACAACTGATGAAGGCGCTGTATGTACTTACGCTGGTCAAGATACTAATAACGACGGAGTTCCTGATAACGTAACAATCACAGTGGTAGGAGATGTCAACTTTGCCACATTCATGGCGGGTCAAACTGTTACAAATCTAAAGGTAGTACCTTCCTATTACATACCTGCTGGAAGCAACAGGTTCTTCGCAGCACGTCGTTTATCAGACCATGCAGAGGTTAGCGGCAACTCACCTGATATGGCTAACACGTTATACTATGTATCGGGACAGACAATAGGATATGACGCATATAGCAAACCTGTGTTGACACCTATGCCATTCCCAAGAATGGGACATCACTTCGTCACACCGACAATGCCAATGCTACCCGGACACTGGGCGCACCCTGCTTACCAAAGCCTATACAGAAGACATTTGATTGATTACCAAATGACAAATGGTTTTGTTGATTCTAGTAATTTTGCTAGTTATGCAACTGCTACAAATAATAAAAGCGACATTATCTCTTTATTTAATTTAGATAATAATTTACATGCTATGGATGCAGAGATTAATTTTAGTGGTGTAAACGCCGCACCGTCGCCGCCCAGCGATATTCACGGCGGGGCATTTACGTTAATGTTCGAGAGTGGTGTAAAATATGATGGTTACGGTGTTTTAGCGTCATCAGACGGGTCGAGTACAACATTAGCAGCAACAGTAAATAAAGCCGGAGGGCACAGTATTGTACTTGAGGCTGCTAGTGAATATACACAGGGTAGACATTTCCCTGACCCTGCGGAAGTGGGTGCTTACCAAATAGTCATACAACCCAATCTATTCAACAACCAACTCGTAGGCTATCACAACAATGCAACTATGGAATTAACTAGTCAACAGATAAACACGGTTATTGGCATAAAAACGGATAATGGTAATGTAGACCGCACTAAAGGAGGTATGACATTAGTGTTAGCAAAAGCAACACAGGCAGATGTACGTGGTTGTGAAGTATTCATCAATGAAGCAATATTAGATATTAGTAATGACCAAGGTAGTCAATTTACAAACATACCACCGTTGATGTTGTATAATCATGTAGGTGTGCAATTAACAGAAAGCCCTGCGTTTACTAGAAAGGGTTTCCCATATAGCACAATGTTTAGCGATGCGACCCCCGCACACACTTTGCATATACCATGGTGGAGCATATTACACAAGAATGCAATCAAACATAATGGGTCAGCAGTTTCAGAAGCAACAAATTATAGAAAACTATCTCAATATAGTCCCGAAGATTACTATATGTTTATGAGAAGTACCTTCGGAAGTATAGGAAGTCAGTTAACAATTAACGGATATACTTCTTTGTACTTTGACATATACGATAAATACAATAAAAGTATAAGTCTAAATCCAAAATGTACTGTTGTATCTTTCAATACTAGCGGAACAATAGTTGTAGATAATGCAAATACGTTCCCAATGTATCCTTACTATAAACAAGAAGTGCAGTATACGGGCAAGAATGGAACTATCTATTCTAAAGAACTAACAAGTGTTAGCGGAGATACGGCTGCAACAATCAATATACCCAAAACATTGACATTAGGTGCTAAATCAGGCGCTGATGGTTTTTGGGATAACATATACGATGGTGCAATACTTACTTTAACACATAGTTACAACACATTACCAGCAGGTGAAATACTTACAAATAAACGTAAGAGTGTATTTGCGAATATATTACCTGATATAATTAATGGTAATCAAGATACATATAGTAATCATGTACCTGATGCATTCCTTTGTATGTGGCATCCTAACCTTGGTAGACCTAATACATACTTCTCAGATAATACATCTCGTAGTTGGAAAGGTAATGCAGTTAACAAAGCAGCATATAATTCATTACCTGAACATTTTGAAACTATACATTATCACGATTTTACACATGCAATGAGTACAGGTCCATTTGATTTCTTAATTAAAAGACCTAATGTAAATAAAACAGGTGAAGTGACAGTAGGTAATAGTACACACGATGCTGGTGGAACTAATTTAATGCTTAGTGGATATTGGCCTTGTGGTAGTCGTGGCGGCCCACATGCAAGTAAACTAGACTTATACGG